AACCCCAAGTGTCTCTTCAGCCCTGAGCATCTACTGCAATGACTCATGGGCCCGGTCATGATGTGGACCGGGTTCTCTCTCGTACCGCACTTTATTCCGCAATTTCTACAATTCATTTTATCACCTTTGGAGAGCCGGCGTTCAGTGTGGATGCACTCATTGTCCGACCCTCCAACTCTTGAGGGACGCCTACCATATATTATTGTGCCGGTTGTTGAAGTCAAGGCTTCTGGGGCTTTGCCCCATCATCCTCACCACCTCCCGCCGGCGATAACCAGCCCACCCCAGCCACCGACTATCAAGATTCTCTAGTATTTTGAGTGAATTCGGTTCGTGAGGGTATGTTGATAGACGGACGGCTCCCGGTTGATGGACATGGTAGATGAGATAACCCTGTTAATCGCCCTTGGAACGCTGAATTTGCTGGCTTTGGTGGCTCTTTGGTACTGGATTCAGGACTCGATTGCGAAATTAGACCACTCCTTGGCTCTAGCTCTACAAAACTCATTGCAGAACCTCCCCCAAACGTTGATGGAGAACTTCGGCGATGGTCTATCAGCCTTTGAACCGCCCAATGTGATTCAACAAGCCATAGCTCAATTGATTCAGTCCGTCGCAACTCAGAAAATGAACACAGTCGAAGCCTCGGTTACGTCCCGAGGCGCAGATGGGACTTTTTCTAAACTTGAGTGATAATTATAAGCGAGGTTTTGTTTCACTTGCGATATGGCCCGACGCAAGAAGGCAACTCGACGCCGAAGGAAGCCAGCTCTGAATCTGTATGACATGGGAGTCGCGTATGGCAATTTGGCCATAATCACCAACGCGACTCTTGGCTCAGGACCGATTGAAGCCCTTGGCGGGGCCTACGATATCGGCTATACCCGAACCGGAGATGTCGGCCTCGGACGCGGTTCGCAGATGCTCGCTCTCACTGGCGCCAGTCAGGTCAGCCTAGCCGACATAATGAACGCGCCCTCGATGAGTTTTGAAGCCATCATGTCCAATGCCCGCACCAACGCCGTTCCCGCAGCGTTGGCGGCCATTTCTTTCAATATCGGAGCCTCGGTTTTCAAGAAAATAATGAGAAAGCCATTCAATCAAGCGAACAAGCTCATCAAGCCTCTCGGTCTGAATGTGAGGATTGGTTGATATGGCCGATGTACTCGCCTCAGGCGTCATCTATTTCTCTGACGGAACCACCGTCCCAATGCAGAACACCGCGCAAACCGAGGGGTCAAAGGAAGAGGTCTTGACAGATTCTGAAGTGACAACGACCGCCCAGAGTCTAGGAGATTACGGCCCCGGAAAAACAGTAGTCGCCGGATATGTCTGTGTCGCAAACGCCTCAGGCTACTGTTACATCGAACGTCAAGGAGTACCGATATCTTTCATTAACATAGGAAAGGCAGGTATGTCAGGCGGTTCATATTTTCCCGCGACCGCATCAGTCACGCTGCAACCGGGCGACAAGCTCTATGCTTACGCCCAGACTGCTGCGTCGCGCACCGCCAGTCTTCTTTGCGTGACCAGACAAAGCCATCGAGTCTTTCAGGGGACCCCGTCAGGTGGTGCCTCTACATCACTGGTTGACACCATCACATCCAATTCTATCGGCGATACTCTGGGCGGCGCGGGTGAGGTGGTCTCAAAGGCTTTGTTTGTCTCGGGCGACGGGACTCTGGTTACTTCCGCGGGCGGAGCGTGGATTAAGAACAACATCGGAAACATAGCAGGAGCGTTTGCCTCGCAAGATTCTGAAAACCATTTCCCCGGTTTCACTGATTGTGCAATTAAGATTAGTCTCAATTATACCGCTGCTGTCGAAACTTCCGCCTGAGGTGCAGGGCTATGGCGAAGATGACAAAGGCGAAAGCCCGGAAGAGGCTTCTTGAAGCAGAAGCGAAGTTCAAGAAAGTGTATATGGCCGGCGGATTTCAGCCAGCCGTCAAGACTTCAGATATGGAAGCAGTATCTAAGATAGTGGCCCGGTGCATAAAGCGGATTCAGTGATAGGATGCCGCTTCCAGATGCCCCGGCGCAGTCGCCTAGAGTGTACAAACTACTCAAGAACACGACGCTAGAGAACCTCACTGCGGATAATCTATCAGATGTAGCTGACCCAATCAGCATAGAGCTACTCAATGAGGACGAGCTCCGCCGTGTTTGTCTCGTAGCTTTCGCTCGCATGGTGACTAAGGGCAGCTTCGACGGGTGGTTGTGATGCCTCTTCCCGATGCCATCAAGCGTTCGCCCAGAGTCTATACCCTTCTCCAGAATCAAGACCTTGAGAATGTCACTGCTGATACGCTCGCAGATGTAGCTGACCCAATCAGCATAGAAGAACAGAATGAGGATGAACTGAGAAGGATTTGCCTCATTGCGTTTGCGCGCATGGTGACTAAGGGTAGTTTCGACGGCTGGTTGAGCAGTGGGGGGGGCGCTGCACGCTGGGGGGTGCCTTGGGTATCTGGAAAATCAGTATATTGGGAAGCAGCTCGGTCAGCACCGTATGGGAGCAACAAGTCCCAGACCTCCGCGCCCGGAACTGACATGATACTGTGGCCCTTCTACGCACCCCAAGCTGGAGATGTGTCATTGATGGCCGTCACAATCAACTCCCAGACATCTCAAGAAATACAGATGTGCATTTACGGCTCTAGTAACGGATTGCCTAGCAATCTCCTAGGTTACGGTGTGTTCGATTGCGACCAATCCCCCGCCACAATCACACAGGACTCTTTCAGTTCCACAATCACCCTCGAGCAGGGCGTGCTCTACTGGTACGGCCCAAAATCCACAACTTCAGTGACATGTAATATGAAAGGCATCAATGCGGACTATCTCCCGACACTCGGTCCTTGTAACACTGCCACACTTGGTAATGATGGGGCCGGCACAACCTGTGTTAACACCGAAGTCCTGTATGGTGATTCACTACCGGCAACTCTCACCCCCGGTGATTTCACCTACGTTGCCGCCGCGAGCCGCATGGTCCTAGGGATGGAATTCGCATGAATCGGAACTATACTCATTACTCTGGTTCGGAGATTGTCGAGCAGGGCAAGTATGAAGTCACATGGGAGCAGGTCCGAAAGGAACGCAATCAAGCTCTTCTCGATTCCGACTGGCGCGCTGGGAAGGACGTTGTTCTCTCTAACGACTGGAAGGAGTTTCGGGATTTGTTGAGAACACTCCCGCAGCGCTTCGAGGATGCAGGGGAAGCATGTGACAACTGGCCCCATTCGCCGGAGTGATTCCGATGGCGAAAAAACCGAGCGACCAAGTTTTTGAGTTGAGATTCTCACTCCAAGATTATGAACGTGAAATGTTCAACTCGGCAATCGGTGCCTATCAGATGAATCGGATAATGACCCCGATAGTGACTTTGATGAACGATGTGACAGGGATGATAGTATTCCTGACCATTCTCGCAGCTGTAGGTGTCACAGGTGTGACCTTCACCTTCCTAACTGCCATGTTGACCGCTGACTCAAGCATGGCCGATATCATGGATGCATTCACCACTCAGAGGCAACAGGCTATAGCCGGTGGGGCCATACTCGGTGCGGGAGTCGGGATTCCGATTCCGTTCGCTGAGAACCTGAGCCTGTATTTGATGCAATTACTCGGTTTAACCCCTCAAGAACCATGAAAATGACCCTTCAAGTAGGGGGGTAACGGCTACGATTTGGGGCCATCGGTCCTTCTTCTCTTCTTCATAGCACGATTCCCACCAAAGGTGAACGCCTCTATGCACAAGGCACATGCCGCCCATGAAACGGCTCCTGTGGGTTCGCCACAATTCCAACATTTTCGTTCACTCACTCGCTCACCTCCGGGCTGAATAGACGTAGGTCCATCATGGATGGTGCCTCCGGGGGTTCATCGCCGTTAGCAACGGCTAGAATATGATTCTGAAGATGTCTAATGGTCTTCTCCGAATGTCTCAACCGCGCAGCTAGTCCGACTCTGTTAGCAGGTCCGTTATCCTCGGTGAACTTGATTGCGTAACGAATCTCCGAACTCTTCCCACGGGGAGGCCATGATTCGTAAATTCGATACGCTTCATTGTCAAGGGTCGCTGAGATTAGGTGCATTCAATCACACTCCGGGCATCCGCCATCTGCGTCCAATGACAACCCACAGAAAGAACAATTTGGGTGGCATTCCCTACAACCATACTGTTTGTCGTAATCATCTTTCGTCTTATCACACTTCTTGCAGTAAGTGACCTTTGGCAGCATTCAACTCGCCTCCTTCAGGAAGACGTCTAGGAGCCTCCGGCAATGCGGGCAGGGGATAGTTACCTCAAACGTCCTTGAGCTGCGTGGAGTGTCGTCTATGGCCTTCATTCCGCGGTTGCACTCCGAGCAGAACCTCCCCTCAGACGTTTCACATCTCTCGCACTTCATTCAATCCACCTCGCAACCCAAACACGGCCACCAGCGCAAATGGTTGTCGTCATACTCCTTCTTTTCTTCAATCCAACATACACACTTCATTCAATCCCCTCCCCTTCGTATCCATAACCCGAACCCCAAGTGTCTCTTCAGCCCTGAGCATCTACTGCAATGACTCATGGGCCCGGTCATGATGTGGACCGGGTTCTCTCTCGTACCGCACTTTATTCCGCAATTTCTACAATTCATTTTATCACCTTTGGAGAGCCGGCGTTCA